TCTAAAAGTATGGAGAAATTCACACAATTCATTAATTTTGTAGCGTTCAAACATAGCATTAGTTTCGACGACCTTAATAAAGAACTAGAGGAGTTCGTAAAGTCTGAGCGCGATAGTATTGTTAACGCCAATATCTCAGATGAGTACAAAACGTTTGTTGATAACAACGAAGAACGTATTCAAGCAGAATTTGATAACCTCAACGAGTTTCAAACTAGCACAAGAGGAATCAAGATACGCGGATCGTTTCCAACTCAAGGCGAGGCTGAACTTCGCGCTAAGATGTTGCGCGAAGCAGATCCTCATCATGATGTTTTTGTAGGACCGGTTGGAATGTGGATGCCTTTTGATCCTGAGGCGTATAAAACAGGGCGGGTTGATTATCTAGAAAGCGAACTAAATCAACTGATGCATGAAAAGAATAAAAATGAGTCTAGAGCAAAGACCGATTTCGACGCTCGTGTAAATGATGCTAAGCATAAGGCAATTGAAGATAATAAACAAAAGGCAATTGCTTCAGGAAATAAACTATCTCAAACAATTGATGATAAAGGTAACCTTGTTAGTGTTAAAGATTCAAACACTTTTGGTATTTCAAACGACGACGTTGTGACAACCGATGATATTAAAAAACACTTGTTTGAAGATAACAACGTTGTTGTAGGCGAAACAGATCATGGACTAAGTCAGCTTACGTCTTCTAAATAGATAGTGTATAATTGTGATGTATCACTCAATATATTTAATCATTATAATAAACGATTAAATATAATGATCATGTAATAATTCTACCATTTTGTCTTCTTTTTAACGCTTATTTGAACACTATTTTTTTTCCTGTTAGCAGTCGGGTCGTATGTTTCCATTTCTTCATCGTCACTATTAATATTCTTCGATAATTCCCAGAACTCTTTTGAACCAAGCTTGAAATGTCCATGCGGCTCTGCTCTGTACCAAAAAATTTGGTCTTGTAGTTTATTACTTTTTGAATTATTATTAATTACAAGACACTCATAATTTTCTGTACATTGGTCCATTATTTGAGAAAAACTTTCAAACGTAGGGAACATGCCTGCGTAATTTTCATGGATGATTCTTCTATTTTTAATATATGGTTCTCGCAGAATAAAAACAAAATCAATATTTGTTCTAAGATTAGGAGGTATTCCAAGAGGATATTGCATAGTAATTATAAGCATAATTTTCCAATGCCGTCCATTCATGAATAACAATCGCATCATCTTATCTCTTGTCCAAGAAGCATCATATAAACAATCATCAAGGATAACAAACGCTCTTGGATCAATTGACGATTTTTTGTAGGATTCCATTTCTCTTTTAATCTGCCTAAGGACTTGTTTTTGCCGTTTCAAAATATTTTCTATTATAGAAGTGTTGTATTCGTCATGTATGAATAATTTTGGAATATGCTGACTATAAAACCCATTGCCTGACTCGGTTCCTGATATGACTGTTCCTATTGGTATGTCTTGATGATGAAATAGTAGGTCTCTAACAATATAACTTTTCCCTGTGTCGCGACGCCCTATAAGAACTACAACAGGTCCTTTGTTTTCGTCAGGTCTAAAACTAATTTGTTGCATATTAAACTTACTCAGTTCTAATTCTGTTGACATTGTGAGATATTTAGAAAATATTTAGAGGATTAAATCGCAGAGATAAGTTAAAAAATCAAAAAATAAGTATATTATGTGTCTAATGGAGTTTACTTATAAAAAGAATGACAACATCGAACTCTTTAAAAGTGTTTGCTGTAGTGAAAGTATAGGAGTAACGTCGCCGCAAAACTACAATCCATTGTACGAAACGTTTTTTAGTTTGTCTGATAATAATAGCAATCTTATTAGTCTTAATAATAAAAACAATGTTACTCAAGTTAAAAATAAAATTATGAATAACTGCTATTTATGTAATATAGATGGTATAGAAAAAGAAGTTTTTTTTAAATACTCTCCGTTAATTGACCCCTCAAAATACATTATTGGAAAATATGACATTGATGATTCAAGATTACTACAGCTTCCTTGTTTTGGTTCAACTGAATCTAATGCAAAAACTAGGGATCCAAATAATGCTGCTTATGTAGATGGATTTTTCGCATATTTATCTAGTCAATTATTACATACACATAATTTTGTTCATGCAGTTGATTTCTATGGTTCTTTTTTAGGAAACAAAACTAATTTTGAATATAACATAGCAGATGATATAGAACATTTAAATAATTCTGATTTTTTCCATAAAAATAACGGTAGTCTCTTTAAAATTGAGAGCGGTCTCGCTGAAAATATTTTTAATTTTGATACTAGACATAATAAAAATAAACTATCATTGACTACTTCTATGGATACTTGTGACGATGTTATAGAATTAAGTAGTTTATCCGAATTAGATAATCTTAACGAAATATTTGATTCGTGTATGGAAATATCAAAGACTAACGATGGTTCAGTAGACCTACTTTTTTCACGTGATTTGTCAAATAACACTAAATGTAGCGATAATTCTACATGTTCATCGCGATCATCTGATACAGAGAATGATTCTGATAATGATGAAATGGTTGATAGTTTGTCTGACTCGGACGGAGGGTTTTCTACCGCATCAGAAGATGTTATGATAGCGACGATAAACTCATTTCCTGTAAATGTTATAGCACTTGAAAAGTGTAGTAATACACTGGATTCATTAATTATTGAAACAGGTAAGGAACTCACAGACAGCGAGTGGTGTTCAATTATTATCCAAATCATAATGTCACTTATTGTATACCAAAAAACCTTACAATTCACGCATAACGACCTTCATACGAATAATATTATGTATATAACTACAGACAAACCGTTTTTATATTACAAGGTAAACGATATATATTATAAAGTACCAACATTCGGAAGAATTTATAAAATTATAGATTTTGGCAGAGCAATTTATAAATTTAGAGGAAATATCGTATGTAGCGATAGTTATCACAGGAAAGGGGATGCAGCTACACAATATAATTGTGAACCATATATAAACAAAAACAAACCAATCATTGAGCCAAATTTCAGTTTTGATTTATGTAGACTTGGTTGCTCTCTAATTGACTTTTTTGACGATGACAATAAAAAAACTGCCAAAACAATGGCTATAGTAGAAGAGTGGTGCGAAGATGATCAGGGTAGAAATGTCTTATACAAGAAGAATGGAGATGAGAGATATCCTAATTTTAAATTATATAAAATGATAGCAAGAACGGTTCACGGACATACCCCAGATTTAGAACTCAATAAAAAATACTTCTCCAGATTTATAATCAATAAAAAAAATATTGATAACGACATTGAATTAATGAACATTGATGAACTAACAAGTTATATAAATTAACAACATCATTTGTTATTCATTTAACAAATGATATGTGTGACAGCAGTTAAATATGGACAAACTATTGTATATTGCTAATGCTTGCGTGTTTTATTTGATTTTTTTGCTGTGCGATTTTTCCTGTTACGTCTTGGTTGTTTTTTGCCAGTTGTTTTATGTTTTCGTTTAATCATCCGCTTAGTACTTGACCTCCGTTTTACAGCCCCCCCTTCTTCAAGAGCAGCTAACAAGCTATTCATGCTAAATATGTCTTTCTCTGCTTTTTTAAGGTTTTTTTCCGCGGCGGCTACATCTACGACAGCAGCTTTGGCTTTTTTTGCTTTTTGTGAAATGGTTAAGGATCCCATAAGACTTATAAAATCTTCATCATTGTCTTCTTTTTCTTCTTCTGCTGCCGCTTTTGCTGTTACTGTTGCTTTGGACTGTGCTGTAGTTAATAGTTTTCTGGCAGCAGAAGCATCATCCTTCGCTTGTTTCTTTTTCTTGTTTGCTTTGGCAATCATTGCTTTTTTGCTTCTTTTTTTTTCGTCTAAATCTTTGGTTAATTTATTTAAGGTTAGAATTAGATCATCGGTTCCGTCATCTACACGGTCAACGTCCATACCATCTTCTGCGCCTCGTTTAACACTACCTCTATCTAATCTCCGTTGGTCTCTTTCGGTGTCCTTTGTTTTTTTAGAAATTTGCGAGATTCTTTTTTCAGTAGCTACTATCTTCATTGTTAACTCTTTAATTTCTTTATTCAATTGAGTCGCCTTTGATTTGTCACTAGTATATGCTTGCTCGGCAGGCATTGTATCTGGAACAAAAGAAGCCATATAATATTATAAAATATTAAATTATAATATTATTATCATTCGTTATAAAGTATTAAAAATCTGGTATTCCTACAAACGCATTTGTAGCCGTTTTTGTTACAGACGTTAAATCAACCTGGTTCATTAAAAACTGTCCAATGAACGCACTTACTCCCACTATAAATACGTCTCTTATTATAGTATTAAATACGATTTCTTCCTTAATTATCAATTTATATTCAACGATTTTTACAAGAGAAAAAATGACAGAAATAGCCACAGCAGTTATTGCCTCAGTATATTCCATTATTTTGTAATATCATAATATGTAATGGCTTATAACGCATTATAAAATATCCTCAACCTCCAGTATAATTGGTCTGTTGGAAGAAATTTCTTTAATACCTAGAGATGAAAGTGGTAGTTCGTCTCCTATTTTCAGGAGAGAAAGGTCATCGTCCTCAACATCATTTTGTTCTTCAAGTTTTCTGCGGGCTGATGTTTCTTGTGAAATTTTTTCTAGCCGTTCGTCTGTTTTAGGAGCAATAATCGTATTCCTTAAACCAGAAACATCTATTGATTGATCTTCGTCTGAAAACATAATTGCTGTTGGAGTTTCTAAAATAGGCACAATCGGTTCATCTTTTGTCTCCGGACATGTTTGCTCATCAATTACCGGAATACATTCTGTATCAATTACGGGAGTTTGCATACTTGTAATTATTTCTTCTTTGACATTTACTTCTTCTTCTGTTGTCTCGTTAATATAAGATTTTAGTATATCTTCAACTGGCATACTATCTCTTACAGTATTTAATATTGATTCTTTAATGATAATTTCTAGCTCCCTATTATGTTTTTGCATGTCTAATGGTTGAATATTTTTTTCGAATAAGTATACGTTTGTATAAACTTTTCTGGCTACATTAATGTATACTTTGTGTATAAATTTGTCAACTGACGGAATATCAATATTCACTTTTTTTTGCTCTTGTCCTACACGAATACAAGTAAGTGCTTTCAAATGAATTATATGAACACACGTTATTAGATCTTCTAGATACGCGCATGAAGATACCTCTAATATTCTGGCCCGTTCTGTCTCAATAATAGTATTATTCCATTTTGGAACTCTGCTAAGAAATGTTTGAAATGTCATAAGATATTTATCTTCTTCATCGTTCTCTATACACATGTTCCATGCTTCTTCAAATATTGATTTAAGTCCAGCAATAACCGCATATGTCATAATATTTACAAGCCGAGCACACCACTCATTTTTAGATTCAACTAGGGACGCTACAGAATAATCGTCCATTATATAAAAGGTACATTTTCTAAAACGTTATTACAACGAATAAGAATAAATAATATAAATAATTTTTCGTCTCTAAAGTCTTTCTTGGCTTTATGAAAAGTTAAAAGAAATATTGATTTTTTATCAGGGTTAATAGTTGTGTCTCTCTCTATATAAGTTAACAAATCTTTTCCAGAATAACCTTTCTCGTACATTTTATCTGCAAAACATATAAGATCTTTTGTAGATTTCTCTTTTATAGAAACCATATGTTTTTTTATCCATT